TAAATATATATTCTTTGTAAGTAGAATCTATCCCTGAAGTAAAATCTATTGTAGCTGAACTTGATGCAGTTTGAGTAGATATTAGATTTAACGCACCACCTGATACTGAAGCTGGAAGTGCTGTTACTGCTGAAAGAGAATTGTTTTTAGCAAAGAGAAGAGCCATGATGTACTCCTATTCTGAAAAACCATAAAGTGATATTGAACCATCATCAAGATTTCCACCAGTTAATGTATAAACTCTTATAAAATTTACTGCTGATGTTGATGAACCATATCCTGATACAGTATAACTGTATAAGTCGCCATTTTGATTTACTACAGTTGCCATTCCTGTTCCAAATTTATAAGTATTGTTAGAGTTTAGATCATAAAAAGTCATTTCAGCATTTACTTGTTTTGTATCATCACTTTCTTCATCTGAACCTAAAGGAAAACCACCTGATAAATTCCCCATTCCACCTTGTGGTTGAGAACTTGAGTTTATTTGCACATTTATTCTAGCACCGACCATAGTAATAAAATTTGAACCATTATCCACAGAAAATTTAATATAAACATCTTGGTTATCAGCACTTGTACTTAAACCTCTAATTATCATTTTATAGTTATTGTATGTTGAATTGACATAAGTGTTGTCAAAATCTACTTGTGCAACACCTGATGTTATTGCAGTTGTTTTAATTAAATTCAAACCACCAGCAGAACTAAAAGATAAATTACCTGACCCATCTGTGACTAATGCTTTTCCTGATGATGGTGCAGTAGTTGGAAATGTTAATGTATAACTTTGACCAGCAGAGTGTGCTGGAGATTTTAATTTTATACCATGTGAATTTTGAGAGCAGTTTAATTGTAAAGTTCCATCAGTAGTACCATCACCTTTTATTTGTAATCCAGCCGCAGATGATGTTGATACAAAGTTTGCTTTAGCATCTGTTACTGTTGAATCTGATGGTGTTCCAATATCAAGAACATTACCAAGTAACATTATGAAATCTATAACATCGCCTGTTGCTAGATTAGATGCAAAAGTAATTGTTGAACCTGATATTGTAAATGATGAACCAGGTTTCTGTAAGATACCATTCAAAGATACCAGCATGTGATTTACACTTTCAGGAACTACGTTAGTTGATGATACTTGCATTGTGTAAGCCGCTTGTCCATTGACTACACTTATTGCATCACAAACTTGGAAGTTTCCTACTTGGGGTTCACGACCTATATATGACATAAATTATTCCTTTGGATATTTGTCCTTAACTGCTTTTATTGTTTCTTTCCAACCATCTACTCCATTATGATAGATGTCGTCTAGTTGATCTACTATTAATGGATATTTTTTTTGTCTAAGCCTTTTGTATTCTTCTGAATCATATTTTAATTTTAGTTCGCTTATTTTTTTTTCAATTTCTTTTTTTGGGATAGATTTTGTTCCATCTTCCCAAACAATAGAATTATAATCGGATAAATCTTGCATTGAAAATTTTGCATCAGGATTTATAGATAAAATTGCTCTAGCTATATCTGTCATAATTAAGCACCTATCTCCATAGCAGTTATTATATGTGGTATTCTATCATTATATACTGCATTTATTTCTTGACCTGAAGTTCCTACATAATATGTATTACTTCCAGCATCTTGTACATGGTATCTCATAGTATAAGTTATAGCAGATGTGGTACTAGGTGAGTCAACAAAATGACCACTTAAAGATTGAATATGTTCTACTCCCTCTGTTTTATTTTCTGTTGCAGATAAAACACCTACATTATTTTGTCCACTAGGAACTGGCTCTTGTGCTAACTCGGTTGTTGCACCACCACTTATTGCTCTTACAGGAAATATACCAGCAGAGGGTGAATTAGCACTTGAAGAATAACCCCAAGATGTTTGCATCATCAAATAAATTTTACTAGATGTTGCCGCTGGTGTAATTGTTAAACTTACTAAATCTATTGTTCCAGCACCACTTCTGCTTTTAATAGTGTTATCTTGTGCAGTTATCATTTGTAATAATTTTCCACCACCAGCTTCCGCAAAAGCACCATCACCTCGAAGAAAAGTTGAACTTGATGCAGTTCCTGTTGTTGCTAAATCTGCGATAGATATAATACCATCTGTAATATCAGAACTTGTTAAAGGTACTGGAGTTGGAATTTTGCCAATATAGCCCATGTGTTACTCCTATGTTATTTCTAATATTGATAATGTTGCGTCTAATTTTGCCGCTACTGAACAATCTATTTTTAAAATATCTGTTGCTTGTAAAACATATTTACCACCTGATAAAACTTCTAATGAACTTCCAGCTGGTATGGTAACACCATCAATTAATTTTACTGTTTCGTTTGTTTCTGTATCTGAAGTGTCTGATACTAATTGAACATCTGCTGTAACTGATGTTGTGTGAACATTACAAAGTGTTAGTCCAATTACAATAGTTTGAGTAGATGATGGGCAAGTGTATAATGTTAATGGTGTGCCTGATGATGAGGGCATAGCCGCATTTGTTTTTACTTTGAATGTATTTGCCATAATTTTATCCTAACGCAATCGCTAAAGCCGCCGCCTGTGGGTCTGTTTCTGCTATTGTTCCTGTGACCGACATTGTACTACTTATAGCATTTGTTGATGTGTTAATACTAAATAATTCTATATTATCTGAGCCATCATTTATTTTTACTTTCAATACATTTGTTGTTCCATTATCAACCCAAATAGTACCAGCCGCAACTGAACCTGGTGCTGAACTTCCAACGTGCATAGTATTTAATGCACCTAATATATTATTTAACTCCGTACGAAAACTTGCAAACCCTTGGTTGGCTAAAACTACATCTGATACTTGACTCATATTATCCTTTTAGTTTATTTTTACTAAGATTTCAAGCCATGTCCTACAACTTGATAATCGAATGTTCTACTTATTCCTATATTACTACTATTATAAAATTGAATTGTAAAGCCTGTTTTAGACTTACTTGTGATTTGATAATAGTCTCCTGAAACTAAACCTTGTGCAGATATACCTATTGATGGAGTTGCATAAAAAGCATTTATGAATGTAATAGTAGTCCCCGATGCGCTTGAAACTACATCTTCTCCTGACTCTGTTCTTTTTTCCATATTAACTTTAAATTGTAATTCGTGAACTTTTGCTCGAACCTTATTATCGTCACTAGTTATTTTGCATCTAAATTTAAAAAATCTTCCTTTGATTGTGCTTTGTTGTGCAATTTTTTGAAATGTAGTTATATTTGATAAACTAAAATCATCAAAGCCAACTTGAACTTCTGCACCACATTGTATTTCTGGTGATCCATCAAATGGTGCTTTTGCATCTTCAAATAATGATGCACCTCTACCTGAATCAAATAAATCGTACTCATCTTCTGAACTCATACTAGCAACTGCACCTAAATTAGTGTCATATACAGCATCTAACGATAATGTATTTGCAAAATCATAAAACCCTGATGATTGTATATTTGCTGTAAAATTTGTTGGATTAGATGTTGAGTCTGTGCCTCCTAAATCAAAAACACCTTCTGCTGAATCTACATTTCCGACTAAACTATCAACTTGCGTTATTGTATCTAATATTAAAACTTTTCTGCCAGCATTATCTTCTGATATTGCAACATTATTATCTCTTGTTCCTAAAAAATTTGCCATTATTCACTCACTGTTAAAACATTTGTAAAATTTTGTAGTCCTGATATATTTGTTGATACAATAGATGCATTAGCAGAACTATTACCTAATTTATCTACAGCTTTTATGCAGAAACTTCCTGTTACTGCATTTACAACTAAAGCATTGGATTTTCTTCTTACAACTTTTGCCAAAGGTGTACTTTCATTCCAAGTTGCTCCACTTATAACATTTTGAAATCTAATTTCGTACCAGCTTATGTCTAAATCCTCAACAGGTGTCCAAGACAATTCCATTTGATTCGATCCTACTAGACTTACTGACAAATCTGTTACATCTGATGGAGTATCAGTTGCACCAACAACTACATGACTAGCTGAAGTAAATGTTGAATTTACACCAAAACTATTTATTGCTTTTACCCTCACATTATAAGTAGCACCATCTATAACATTTAAAAATTCATGTTTTAATTGTGTACCAACAGAAATAATTTTAAAATCAGATTCAGTACTTAATTTGGCTTCAACTTGATAATTTGAAACAAAAGAATCTGGACTAGCACCGATTGTTATATTTAATCTTGTTATTGTAATTCCATCTGCATATTCTATCATTTCATCTGTAAGTGTGACTGAAGCTGGTGGCTGTATGACAAATGGATTAGGTAAATTTGTAGATGGCACTGTGGTTTGTTCTGCCTTTGGTGCAAATGTATAGTGAGTACCTTGATATTCAACTAAATCTAAACTTACAGTAAAATCTTCATTAAAAGTTAAAGACATCACACGGAAAGTTTTTGCAGAGAATCCTAATGAAGCATGTGTAATGTTTACTAAATCGCCAATAGCTAAATCATATGCATTGAATCCTACATTAATAGAAAGTTGAAGTGATTCTCTACTTCTACGCAAAATAATTTCAGCCATTTCTTCCGCCTGGTATGGACTTGTTAGTGTCTTAAAATCAAACCTACCCTCTAGCAAAAAACCCCCATCAGCAGTCTTCATAGTATTGTGCTGATCCGATGATGATAAACCTGAATCGTCAACAGGAGGAAACTGTACCTCGTCTGCTTGAAAATTTCTATCTGGATTAACGAATGTAACAATAACTCTATTATATCTTTCATTCTTACTAGGACTTGATAAATTATATCCACCTATAATATCATCTTCTGTCAATGTAATAGAAGCAGATCCTGTTGTTTCAATAACTAATTTATATTTTCCAGATGAATAAGGTAAAAATCCTCTACAACCTTTTATTAGTTCTCTTATATTTTCAATAACTTTTTTTGATGTATCTAAAACTGCATTTGTATCAAAAAGATTTATGTCAGATCCTCCAGAAAATGGAGTTACTTGTGTGACACAAACTTGTGATGCATCATAAATACTTTGTAAATCTATATCAGCTGTTGCAATACCTTTTCCATATCTTTCGTTTCTTAAATAATCTAAAATACAAAATGCTGGATTAGTTGAATAAGATGCAGTTTGTTCTGAAAGATTAGATGCTAATGTAACTATTTT